TCGGGAACGTTAGAACTACAGATAACGGCTCGTAGTTTTATCGGCAAGTCTGGTCCGGTCACTCGTCAAACATTTGCGTTGCAAGGCAAAACAGCAATTCCAGGCAACGTTCAGAACCTGACGCTTGAGCCGTTGAACTACAACAGCGCACGACTGCGCTGGGATGAGACCGTTGATCTCGACGTAAAAGTCAGCGGCAAGGTTCATATCCGTCATAACAACCTGACGGATGGCAGTGCAACGTGGAGCAACAGCACAGACCTTGTAGACGCTATTGCGGGTAGTTCTACTGAAAAGACTGTTCCGCTGCTTGAAGGCGAGTATCTGGTCAAGTTTGAAGATGACGGCGCCAGAAAAAGTGCAACAGAGGCCAGCATCATCGTTGATCAACCAGTTGCACAGACGTTTTACGGGGTTGCAACCCAAAGAGAAGACCAGCTCTCAACGCCTTTCAGTGGCACAAAGACCAACACGACCTACAGCACTGATGCTGGTTATGACGCTTTGATTCTGACCAGCTCCGGCGGCAGCGTGAACTCTTCAGGTGAGTACGCCTTTGCCAGCACGTTGGACCTAGAAGACGTTTACAGCCTGGACCTGGAACGTCGAATTGTGTCTCGCGGTATCTACCCAAACGACACCATCGATAGTCGGACTGCGTTGATCGACACCTGGGATGACTTTGATGGAGCGGTGGTTGATTTCGTCAATGCTGAGCTTTATGTGCGAAAGACGGACGATGACCCATCTGGCACACCGACTTACAGCGGTTGGCAGCCATTGGCAAACGGTGTTCTGAAGGCGCGTGCGTTCCAGTTCAAGGCCGTGCTGACCTCTAACGATCCAGCGCAAAACGTGTTGGTTGACGAGCTGGGCTACAAAGCGCAGATGCAGCAACGCACGGAACAGAGCACATCTGCTGTTGCGAGTGGAACGTCAGCCAAGGCAGTGACGTTTACCAATCCATTTTTTACAGGCACCAGCAGTCTTGGTGGGGCGAACAGCTCGCTGCCAACGATTGGCATTACGCCGCAGAACATGGCAACTGGAGACTTCTTTGAGCTGAGCAGTATTTCCCGCACAGGATTTACGGTTACCTTTAAGAACAGCAGCGGCACCATTGTTGATCGCAACTTCAACTACATGGCTACCGGCTTTGGCAAGGCGGAGTAAAGTGTCAAAAGGAGTGCGCTGACGCCTTGTGGCTACACACGACTATTCCCTAGCCAACCAAAGCGGTGCAGCGTTCCGTGGCGATTTAAATAATGCGCTGTCTGCGATTGCATCGAACAACAGCAGCTCAACCGATCCAGCGACCACCTTTGCCCACCAGTGGTATGTAGACACTGGCGACAGCACCCTCAAGATCAGGAATGCTGCAAACAGTGCATACGTCAACGTCAGTGCAGTTGGTGGCATCGGAACAGCCAACCTCGGTCTTGCGTTAGCAGCGTCGCCAACGTTCACAGGAACTGCCACGTTTGGCGGCAACATCCTGATGTCAGGCACTGGAACGATCGACATTCCAGTTGGCACAACGGCTCAGCGACCAGGCTCTCCCAACAACGGGATGATTCGGTACAACTCAACGTTGTCTAGGTATGAGGGATACAGCGGATCAGCGTGGGGTGCGCTTGGCGGTGGTGCGACTGGTGGCGGGTCAGACACGATTTTCCATACCAATGATCAATCGGTCAGCACAGACTTCACGTTGGTTGGAACGTTGAACGCAATGTCAGCAGGGCCGATAACTATTGCTAGTGGAGTTACAGTGACGGTAAGTTCTGGCGCCACTTGGACGGTGGTCTGACATGAGCACAGTAAAGGCAGCCAACCTGCAGAACACAGGCAGTGGCGCTCCAGCGTTTAAGAACAGCTCTGGCACGGAGATTGGCCAGCTTGCAAAAGCGTGGGTGAACTTTAATGGCACCGGGACAGTTGCTATCAGAGATTCTTTCAACGTCAGTTCTATTGCTGACAATGGAACTGGTGAATACCAAGTAAATTTCACAAATGCCATGGAGGACGTTAATTATGCAGTTGCTGGATTTGCCAGAGTATCGCTGGCTGCCGGTCAGTTTGTTGGCGTTTCAGACACTGGGTTTGCGACTTCATCTGTAAAAGTCGGATCAATGAATAACTCTGACAGTTTTGCTGATGCTCTTTATGTAACAGCAGTTATTTTTCGTTAATCATGAGCACACTTAAGGTCGCCACTATCCAAGACACGTCGGGCAACAACAGCTCGACACCTGCTCAGGTTGCTGAAGGCAGAGCAAAGGCGTGGGTCAACTTCAATGGCACTGGCACAGTTGCTATTAGAGACAACTTTAACGTTAGTTCTATTACGGATCACGGAACAGGTGAATACACCGCAAATTTAACAACTGCGATGGCTAATACGAATGGAGCACCTGTAGGTAATGCAAATGAGTTTGCAGATTCACACAATGGCGGTCTAAGGTGCGTTGAAGCTTTTTTTACATCGACTTCAGCAGTTAGATGCGCCGTTAACTACGTGAACGGTGGGATGAGTGACAGTGTATTGGTCAACATTGTAGTTTTTGGAGATTGATCCATGAGCACCCTTAAAGTCAACGCGCTTCAAAACACCAGCGGCACTGCTTACGACTTTGTCAAGCAAGTCGTGCAAGCCAGCACGTCTACACAAACAACAATTAGTACCACTACTTATACGGACACAGGCTTAACAGCATCAATTACGCCTTCAAGCACCTCAAGCAAAATACTTGTAATAGTTGACCAACAATTTAGGATAGGCAGAAGCAGTTCTGCTAAAAACGCTGGCGCTGGAATTAAATTGTTAAGAGGTTCAACTGCAATACATACTCCAGTGGAAAACGATGAGAGCAATCCTCTTGAGCCATACGGCGAAAATTTGTTCAATCATTTCACGCGAATGACTTTAACAAAGTTGGACTCTCCGGCCACCACAAGCTCCGTAACGTATAAGACTCAAGGGCGACCGCACAAATCAGACAATAGCGGGGTTGTAATCTTTCAAACTACAGGCACCAATTATTCGCAGGATGGTACTTCTTACATCACTTTGTTGGAGGTAGCAGCATGACTTTTGAACTTGCCGATGCTCTTATGTCGCTACGTCCTGGAGCGGAGTTTGTTATCCGTGGTGGCGTAGTCGAAACCTATCAGCACAGTGATCCGCAGCCCACCGCTGATCAACTTCAGGCTGAAATAGACAGACTTAATGCTGCACAGCCAATGGTTGAGCTGCGTGAGGAGCGGAACAAACGCCTTGCTGAGACTGACTATCTGGCATTGTCTGACGCTACTCTTAGTGCAGACATGCGGACGTATCGTCAGGCGTTGCGGGATCTTCCTGCTAACACCAGCGACCCTGCAAACCCAACCTGGCCGACTAAGCCATGAGCGACAAACGCATCATCTTCCCCAACGACGACGGTGGCGTTTCTGTCATCATCCCGTCAGACAACTGCGGGCTGAGTGTTGAAGACATCGCCCGTAAGGATGTGCCTGCTGGCAAGGCATATCAAATCGTTGACGTAGCGGACGTTCCAAGCGATCGTTCGTTTCGTAACGCTTGGACCTACACGGAGAGCTGACATGCCTATCGGACTCGACATGTCCAAAGCAAAGGACATCCATCGCGACAACGTGCGTGTGGCACGAAAGCCTCTGCTGGAGGCCAAAGATCTTGAGTTCACCCGTGCTCAAGAAACCAGTGCTGACACCACTGCAATCGTTGCTGCCAAGCAAGCCTTGCGTGATGCACCCGCTGCTGCTGCAATCGACGCTGCAACTACAGCTGATGAACTGAAAGCAACTTGGGATACAAGCCTTTTAGGCGATAGCCCGTATTCCTGAAAACGGTAGACTTGTTCCAGGAGGTGCGTTATGGCTGTCCAACCTGGGACGTACAACATCACGCTCCAGCGCCGGGCTGATTACAGCGTGCTGCTGCAGTTTAAGGACAGCAGTGATGCTGCTATCGACCTGACTGGTTATACGGCGTATGCCCAGGTGTGGAAC